CAACGTAGATACTACAAGTTTGTCTATTATTTCTGAATCTAATAGAATGAAGTTTTCAAATGCTATTGCTAATGATGCAGGAGGATATGACTTTTTTACAAGAAATTCAAGTTCTACTTATATAAATGCTTTAACTATTTTAGGTTCTGGAAACGTAGGAATTAATGCATCAGCTTCATTAAGATTTAATGGTGCAGGAGATAATACTCACGCTGTAGGTTATGATTCTACTATTGATGGTTCTTTCTTACGAGGTCAACTTGGAATGAGATTTTTAACTGGCACAGGAGGTGGTACAGAAAGAATGCGTATAGACAGTAATGGTTCAGTATCTTTTGCAGGAAATGTAAAAACACCAACTTTAGAAATTGAAAGCACATCTATTTATCAAGCTAAAATAAAATCAACAGGCGCTCAATATTTATTAATTGGAAGTACTGACGCAAGTAGTGCTGGAATTATATTAGATGGCGATAGTAATGGAGATGGTTCAGGTGGAGATTATTCTTATTTGTTACACGAAAGTACTGGAATTTTAAAAATTCAACAAGATAGTCCATCAGGAACAAATGAAATACATTTTGGTACAGCAGGAGTAGAAAGTAAAATGGTCATAGACAGTTCTGGAAATGTAAAAGTAGGTAGGTCATCTGGTTATGGAAATTCAAGAATACAATCTTTTATAGCTATTACTGCAACCTTTGCTACATCTAATTTCCTTGCAGCAGATTCAACTAATATGGCAGCAGGAGTTGGAGGAGAAATAACATTTGTTGGTAAATATGCAACTGGTGTTGATGATTATGCTTTTTATGGCGGAATAAAAGGATTTAAAGAAAATGCTACAAGTGGTAATACAGCTTGTGCATTAGGTTTTTATACAAGACCAACTGGAACTTCAGCAACAGAAAGAATGCGTATTACAAGTGGGGGGGATGTTTTAGTAGCTAAACAAAGTCAAGGACTATCTATAACAGGAATAGAACTTTCACAAGATTTATTAAGGGTTACAAAATCAGGTGCTTGTCCTGTTGAAATTAATAGAAAGGGTACTGATGGAACTATTGTTAATTTTTACAAAGACACAGCGTCTAAAGGAAACATTTCTATAACAACTTCTGCAGTTGCATACAACACAACTTCTGATTACAGATTAAAAGAAGATTTAAAAGATTTTGCAGGTTTAGATATGGTTTCTAAAATACCTGTTTATGACTTTAAATGGAAAACAGATGAAAGTAGAAGTTATGGAGTTATGGCTCACGAACTTCAAGAAGTTTTACCAGATGCAGTTTCAGGAGATAAAGATGCAGAAGAAATGCAGGGAGTTGATTATTCTAAAATCGTTCCTTTATTAGTTAAGTCAATACAAGAACTAAAAGCAGAAGTAGACAAATTGAAACAAGAATGTAAATGTAAAAATTAGTATATTTATATCTTAATCATAAAATTAATAAAATGTCAAAAATTACAAAAGAAGAATTAAAAGATTTACAAGAATCAACAAGCAAAATTAATGCTATTAGACACGACATCGGTCTATTAAGTACACAAGTACATAGCTTAAACCATATGCACGTTGAAGAAATTTCTAAACAAGAAGAACTAAAAAAAGGTTTAGAAGAAAATTACGGTAAAATAAACATAGATTTAAAAGACGGTTCTTACGAGATTATAGAAGAAGAAACTAAATAATAATAATGAGCATACAGGATATGAAATTATATGTAATGAACTTGTCAGCGTTTACGTTGAGTTTTACTAATATTGATATGGTTTTAAAAATCATATTGCTTGTAGTTACTATCCTGTACACTGCTCACAAATGGTATTTAATGTATGAAAAAAATAAGCGATAATATAAGTTATAAAGAAGCTACTTATTCAGCTACAGCTAAAAGGTTAGGTATTAAAAACAAACCTGAAAAAGAACATATTGAAAATATGGAACTTATTGCTGAAAAAATATTTCAACCATTAAGAGAATGGGTTGGTGAACCTATTAGAATTAATAGTTTTTATAGGTCAGAAGAATTAAATTCAAGAATAGGTGGTGCAATATCGTCAGCACACAAAGACGGATTAGCTATGGACTTAGATTCATTTGGAGGTAAAACTAACCTTGAGATATTTCATTACATAAAAGACAATTTAGATTTTGATGTATTAATAAATGAATATCCAAACGAAGATGGTGAACCTAAATGGATTCACGTTTCTTGGAATAAAAAGAAAAACAGAAAACAAGTTTTAGAAATAAAACGTAAAGGAAAATATTATACTTATACAGATTGCAAAGGGTGTAAATGAAAAAAGTAGAATTTGCTATAATTGAAAGATTTGCTTTAGGAATTTTAGTTGGTTTTAGTTATATACCAGAAGATGAAACTAATATTTTTTCTGAATTAAATATATATGTGATTTTTATTGTGTTACATTTTAAATTTTATAACGATGCCCATACCTAAAAAGAAACAAGGAGAAAAACAAAGTGATTTTATGATTCGTTGTGTTCCGCAATTAATGGACTATCACGATGAAAAACAAGCTGTAGCAATATGTTATGATGCTTTTAAAAACCCTAAAAAATAATGAACAAAATATTATCTAAATTATTTGGTGGTATAGGAACAAATATAGCAGAAAAAATTTCTAATATAATAGACAAGCATACTTTTAGTAAAGTTGAAAAAGCACAATTTGAAAAAGAAATGGAACAAATATTTATTAATGCTGAATCAGAAATACAAAAAGGTGTAACTGAAAGATGGAAGGCAGATTTAAATTCAGATTCATACCTTTCAAAGAATGTAAGACCTATGGTTCTTATTTTTTTAATTGTAAGTACTGTTCTAATGGTTTTTATTGACGCTGGTGCTATTAATTTTAATGTAGATAGTGAATGGAAGGAACTACTAAAACTATTGCTTACAACTACTGTAGCAGCTTATTTTGGTGGTCGTAGTTATGAGAAAATTAAAAGGTAATGGCTAAAGCTATATCAAACAACTATCGTGCAGTAAAACGCGTTAAAAGACCTTGTGTGCATTCTAAAAATGCTTCAGTGGGTCAAGTAGGGTTTAAAAAAAAATATAGAGGACAAGGTAAAAGATAAAATATTTTTATATATTTATAAAATAACTTGCACAACCTAATAAAGATGGAAGGTGCTTGGATCAGGCACTTAAATTATTTCTTTTTTGTAGGCTTTTTTCTTTCTTTTTCTTTTTGTCCTTTTTCTTTTTCTTTCTTTTTAGTTATTATAAAAACTATAGGTTATAACCAAAATTTATAATATATGAAGTGTAAAAAGTGTAAAATAAAAATGTTATATTTAGGTAGCAATCAAAATGGTTACTATTACTTGTGTAAAAAATGCAATAAAGTAATTCCTACAAATGAAAAAAATAGCAAGAAGTAAATTAATTAAAAAACTTGACAAAGTATTTAGTTTATATATAAGACAAAGAAATGCTATAAATGAAATTTCAACTTGCTTTACGTGCGGAAAACAAGATCATTGGAAACACTTACAATGTGGACATTTTCAATCACGTAAACACTATTCTACACGTTGGGATGAAATAAATTGCCAAGTACAATGTGCGGGGTGTAATGTATTTAAATATGGTGAACAGTTTATTTTTGGCAAAAATTTAGATCTTGAATATGGATCAGGGTGTTCTGAATCACTTTACTATAAAGCCAAACAAATAACAAAGTATTCTTATGATGAAATAGAAGATTTAATAACTAAATATAATTTGTTAATAAAAGACTTTATATAGTTTTTATATTTGAGAAGTTCTGTTTCAATTTGTATTTAGAAAAAGGGGGTTAATTAAATTAACTCCTTTTTTTTTGGTAGTTATTAAATAAATTGTTAATTTTATATAAAATAAATACAATTATATGGAACGAACAATATCTTATCAAGAACATTATGTTCAAGTAGGTTTCTATCAAAACTTCATTAAAGCTAAAGAAGAAGAAATCCAAAAGCTAAAAAAACATTTAGAATTTACTTTACAAGCTAAAGACGTTTTAGAAGCAAAATTAGAAGTATCACAACAAAACAGAATTACATTATGAACAAAGAAAAACTAAAAGAACTTTACGAGAAGTACGAATTAAATCCAAATCACTTTTTTAAACATCAACACTACACTATTATTACACGTGCAGGAATAGACGCTATACAAGCTAAAGCACAAATTAATATTACTTATGATGTTATTAAATGTGAACCAAACTTTGCAGTATTTAAAGCTATTGCAACAAAAGGTGATTCAAGAATTGAAACATTTGGATCTGCATTAAAAGGTGTAGGTTTTAAAGATGGTTCTACTAATTCTTGGTATGTAGCTGAAATGGCAGAAAAACGTGCTATGAGTAGGGGTGTATTAAAACTTTCAGGGTTTTATGAACTTGGTGTAATGTCAGAAGATGAATCTGAATCATTTAAAAAGAAAACCACAAAAGAAGAATTAATTAATAAAAACAAATAAGTGATTAAAATAAAAGAAGAATTTAAAAAGTTAATACCAGCTTTAACTAAAGAAGAATATAAACAATTAGAAAATAATTGTATAGCAGAAGGTATTAGGGAAAAAATACTTATTTGGAATGGTTTTATTATAGATGGGCATAACCGTTATGAAATATCTTTGAAGTGGGATTTAGAAATTCAAACAGAAACAAAGCATTTTCAAGATGAAGAAGCTGTAAAAGAATGGATGATCTTAAACCAATTTGGTAGAAGAAATTTAAGCAATTACCAAAGAAGTGTTTTAGCATTACAACTTGAAGAAGTTTTTAGTAAGAAAGCAAAAGAAAATCAAGGTGCAAGAACAGACATTTCACAGATATCTGTAAAAAGTAAATCAATAGACACACAAAAAGAACTTTCAAAAGTAGCTAACGTATCACACGATACAATAGCTAAAGTAAAAAAAATACAAGCACAAGCAAGTGAAGAAGTTAAAGCAAAACTATCTACAGGCGAAGTAAGTATTAATTCAGCTTATCAAGAAATTAAGAAAGAAGAAAAAAAAGAAGAAAGAATTAAAGTTATACAAGAACAAATAGAACAAATTAAAAAAGGAGATTTGCCAGAATTAAAAGGTTTGTTTGATGTTGTTTCAGTTGATCCACCTTGGAATTATGAAGGTAAAACAGATAAAATAACATCTTTTGATTTAGTTGGAAGAAGGTCTGCTAATCCATATCCAGAAATGTCTACTGATGATATAAAAAAAATTAAATTACCTTTAATGGATAATGCAGTAGTTTTATTATGGACTACACATAAATTTTTACCTGATGCTTTTGAAATTTTAAAAGAATGGAATTTAGATTATAAAGCAACACTTGTTTGGAATAAAGAAAAAATGGGTATGGGAGCTTGGTTTAGGATGCAATGTGAATTTTGTTTAGTTGCAATTAAAGGAAAACCATATTGGGATAATACTAAATATAGAGATATTTTTAAAGAACAAAGAAGACAACATAGCAGAAAACCAGATACTTTTTATGATATGATTAATAAAATAACTTTAGGAAGAAAACTTGATTATTTTAGTAGAGAAAGTAGAAATGGTTGGGAAGTTTTTGGCAATGATATAAATAAGTTTTAATGAACTGGGAAGATAAAACAGAAGTAAAAAAAGGAAACATTGGGGAATTTATCGTTAAAAATTATCTTGAAAGCAAGGGCTTCATAGTTTACGAACCAGTAACTAAAGGTTCACATCCATTTGATAAAATAGCTGTTAAAGATAAAAATAATATGGTTATTGTTGAAGTAAAAACTAAAGCCAGAATGAATAAATTTAATGCAACTGGATTTAATATTAAAAGTTATGAATACTATAAATTTTTAAAAAACAAATACAACATACCATTATATTGTTTTTTTGTAGATGAATATTTAGGTAAAATTTATGGAAATAAATTAGGCGTATTAGAAAAAAAATATATAGATAATAAAGAAGTTTTATATCCAAATACTGAAATAGTAAAAAATATAATTTTATTTTCTTTAGATTCAATGCATACAATACATACTTTAACTAATTCAGAAACAAAAGAAATAAAAAAATATAACACAAGAAACTATAAATACAATATTAAAAATTAATAAATAAATCAATAAATTATGAGTGCAATTATCAATGCAAGTATTAGAGTAGATAAACTACCTAAAGAAAAATTCATTAAAGGTAAAGACGGTGCAGTATATTACAACCTAACAATATCTTTAAATGATGACACAAGATACGGAAACAACGTAGCTATTATGGATTCACAAACAAAAGAAGAACGTGAAGCTAAAGCACAAAGAAACTATCTTGGTAATGGTAAAGTAGTATGGACTAACGACATTATTAAATTAGCTGAAAAAGAAGAAGCAGTTAACACACCAGCTGCATCTAACGACCTACCATTTTAATATTAAAAAACATTTTTTTTAAGAGGGGTCTAATACACCCCTTTTTTTTATATATTTATCTAAATGCAATTAAGATTAGACGAACAACAAACAGAACAATTCCTTATAATGCAATCTATTGAAGATGATTGTAAAGTAGATCCTAAAGAATCTATTGATTATCCTCCAGTTGCTTTATCACTTGGC